TTATTTTTTGAGTTGGCCATTAACGTCCTCAACTAAAGCATCAAAAAAGTTTGTCATAGAATTTGTCAATTGTTGATTTTGACCATCAACATCTTCCACTAATGTTTCAAAAAAACTTGTCATAGAATTTGTTAATTCTTTATTATGTTGTGAATATGATTCATCTGCTTGTTGACCTTCGTCTGGCGGTGTAGGAAGTTGATTCATCATAGATTGTTGTGCTACGTTATTCATAACTTGATTTGGCATACCTAATCCATTTTCTTTTTCTTCATCAATTTCAGATTGCATTTCTTTAATTTGGTCATCAGTTAAACGTAATACTTGTCTTTGTATCCACGCTTGTGAGAAGTAACGACCAGTATACGGGTCAACTTGTTCTAACAATGCCAACCTTTCTTTCATTAATTCGGCATCTTTAAGTTCTGTGAAGTTATTGTCTTTGATAAAGTCATAATAAACGTGCTCACGAATTTCTAACCATTCATCATCGGTACAAATACCTTTTAGTACACATTGAACACGAAGTGCTTGGTCAAATATATCGGCAAATTTATTTCTAAGTCTATCTACAAATTTAGCAAATTTTAATTCATCACGGGTAATCTCATTAGTACGACCTAATGAAAAACCAGAACTTTCTGGATTTAAACGAGAAACAGGAACACATAATGCTTTATATAGTTTCTTTTCAAAATATTTAACATCTTCTAATTCACCTAAGTTTTGTGCACCAGGTAATGTTGTAATCTCTGTACCTTTGCCACCTTCTCTACGAGGCAACCAAAAATCTTCCATCATAGACATAAATTTACGGTCATCACGAACTTCACCAGTATTTGCATCGTATACTAATTTATTCTTATACTTCACCATAATATCACGGAGATATTGTTCTGCTTTCAACTTAGGTAAATTACCTACGTCAATATAAAAGATTCTTCTTTCTGGTGCTCTTGATATACGATAGATAACCGTTGCATCTTCAATCATACGCAACTGGTTGAGTGGTTTGATTGCTTTGTGTAGATATGACAAAACAACTGCACGGCGTGAATCCATGAGTCCTGATACAACGGAGATGATAGAATCTGTTGTAATACGAACACCTACAGGACCAAAGTTAGAAGAACCACCAGTTACCACTTTATCATTGTAGATATAGTATTCATTAATGATGTTCATTACCTCAACGCCGGTACGTTCATCTTTTTTCTTTTTGATTTCACGAACTTTTTTCAACTTGCGTGGGTCAATATAACGTAACTCACGAATACCTTGAATTGGATTTTCACGGTCAATAATGATATGGTAATACATTCTACCGTCTACATACCATCTACGAAAAATGTCTTGTGCTAAGTTACTATAATTGAGTAATTTTAGAATCGTATTAAATTCTGTCTTGATTGCTTTTTTGATTTTGTCTGGTTGTTGTAAATCATCTAAAACAATTTGAATATTTTTACCATCATCATCGGTACAAATCGCTTCATTGATAATATCATCAATAGCCGATTCAATTTCAGGTTGCATGGCCATTTCACGATAACGAGAAATTAATTCAACTTCATTCTTAGCAGTACCATCTAAATCAACATATGTTCCATAATAAGCCGCAGAGGTGATGGTTAAGGCGCCATCATCATTATTAGGTGGTGTAAATGATTGTTGAACCTTTTGGTCATCTTCCGATTTCTCACGGGAGATGCTAAAACCAAAGAGTGAAAATTTATTGTTATTTGCCATATTATTATCTATTCCATTTCAATTCAAAAAAACATAAGAGAGGGCCGAGACCCTCTCATAAAAAAATACAAATTAGGAATCCGTTGAATCTGATGTCCAATATTGATATGCAAATGTTACTTGATATTCTTCAATAGCATCATTTTGATCCCAACTTAAATCAATTGGAGAAATATCAATCGGGAACATACCAACAATTTTAATGGTTTTTAAAATAGAACCATCTTTACCATATTGAGTAACGGTAGAATCAGACGAATAACCAGTTGGATTATTTGCTGTTGCCGCACGAACATTACCGGCATGACTGTTCATTTTTCCCATCCAAACTTCTAAAGAGTTACGGATTGAAAAATCTTCATCATTGATAATTGTTACTGTCCAATCAGTAAATGTTCTATTTCCTGCCATCTTTAATTCACGACCAAAATAGTACATTGGAACTGTTCCGATAGAAGAACCGGGTAACTGTGCCGACTTAGCCATGAATTGAGCTTTTTGTGTTGAAGTTACCCCATCCGACACTATGGTTGGAAAATTTAATAAGACATCAAATAAATTCGGACGTGCTCCGTCATAAATTAGATTTGACCTAAATTGAGATACGTTAAATGCCATTTTTTTCTCCTGTTGTAGTATTATTTATTAAGCAGTAACAACTACTGTATTAAAATCAACACCAGTTCTAACAGCAACAAAATTCAACTGAATAAAGTTAACAGAACGAGCAGGCTGAATGTAAATATCTCCAACAAATTGATTAGAATCAATAACTTGTTGTGTGTTATTTGTATTATCACAAACGACACGGAAATTATAGATACCACGGCGTGCTTGAATATCTCTTAAGAAAGGAGTAATAAGAGCAATAAATTGATTTCTTGTTGTTACATCATTAAATTCAAATAATGAAAATTTAGATGCTTGTGCGATTGCTTTCTCTAATACAATAAACAATCTACGAACATTGATTCTATCAAATGCTGATGGTAAGCTTTGTAGTGTTTTGTCGCCAAATAATACAGTACCTTGTCCTGGGAATGTTACTACAGGATTAATACCTTGAGCATATAAAACATCTCTATAAGTCTTATTTGGATTCCATGCCAACTTAACAACGTTCTTTAAATTGCCACGATTGTAACCGGCAGGTGAATACCATGGGTCACGAACAGAATCGGTATATACACAAAGACCTGCTGTATCACCATTCAATGGTATCCAACGATATACGTTATTATATTTGTCAAACATATATTTCCAACCTGAATCAGCAACAGCATAAGACGTTGAACGAGCTAACGATGTATTCCAAGTTGTAATATTTGTTACTTCATTACCAGCTTGATTAATAACAGCAGAACTTGGTGGTGAAAGGAAAGCAACACAATCTAAACGAGAATTTACAATGTTATCAATAACATATTGTTGTGTTGCAACAGACGCATCACCAGTAATAACTAAAGAAATGTTTGATTCATCAGCGTTATTAAAATAAGACCATGCTGTTTGAGTATTAGCATCACTAGGAGTATCATCAGTACCATTAACTAAAGTAACAGTTTGTATGCTAGTTAAATTAGCAAATGCAGTAGATGAACCTAAACCCCATGTTCCATTTGTTAGTGAATATTGTGCAGGATCAGCGGCGTAAACATATTTTGAATTTTTAAAAATATAATTTTTATAATAATTGGAATTACCTAAAGAATCTTTAGCGTCAGACGCTTTTGATAAGAAAGGAAATACTTCTAATACGGTATTTTTTGTACCAGTAAATAAACCACCAGTATCCATAACTATAACGTGCATTTGGTCAAAAGAACCACCGGCAGAAATAACTGAAGCAGAAGTGTTAGGTTTTGTTGGAAAATAAGTAGAAACTTTTATGCCATTTACTGTCCAGGTATTTGAATATGTATTAGCATCAGCAACAGAAACAGTTAAGGAATTTCCTAATACTCCTGCGTAACGAGCAATAAAAGGACCTGCAATATTAGCATTTGTTTGATTATATAAAAAACTATTTTCAAAAGAATCTTCATTTGTCACATAAATTGTGTTTGCTGACGAATTAGCTGAAGCATTTCTATGATTTTGTCCTAAAGCACGAACAACTTGTAAGTTATTACCGTATGCTAAAAAAGATGCTGCTGTAAAAAAAGGTACCGCTGTGTTAGTATCTGGACTAAAAAATGTGCTTACCAATTGTGTTTGATTGGTAACTAATGTTCTTTTGAATGCTGGACCCCATCTAAACGCTCCCGCAAAAGCACCGGCTGTTGTCAGTACCGCCGGAACTACAGTCGTTAAATCAACTTCCGATACTGAAACACCTGGAGAGATTGAATATGCCATTTGTGTTCTCCTTAAATTATTATGTTATGAATGTTTGGCAACAAGATTACTATCATAATATTTATGAAAGCGTATATTTAGAGTTTTATCTTTTCATTTCTCTAAAATAATTGGCATAAACTTCACCGCTACCTGCTTTTTCCCATAAATCACCATCAATCAAATCAAAAGGCACATCTAAACCATTGTCAATCACAGGTGCCGGCAATACTTCTTCAAACTCCTGATTCATATTTTCTAATTGAATTTGCTTACGAATGTCGTGGTTGACAATCTTTTTGAAATAATCTTGTGATGTTACCCATGAAAACATGACCAAACTCATGACCAAATCATCATTGGCATCAGATTCAGCAGAGAAAGAGTTCTTCTGTGAGACAAAAGTGGTTAATTCTGAATAGGTATCAAAATCATTTACAAGTAATTTGTTACCTTCAATCAAAGTTTTTAAATTGGCACAACCAATTCGTTTGACTTGAGGCGACATTTTAAGTCCCATTTGTGTGCCTCGTTGAAAACCTTCTGATAACTTTTGTGGTTTTTTATTACCTGTATACACTTTCCAAAGATTTTCATACTCAAAGTCTTGGTGTAAAATGTCAGCAACTTGTGGATTGTTATTAATTTCAACCAAAACATAAGCATCATTATAATACTTTGCCGCATTATATACATGAGTTGGTAATAACATAGGTGACACAGTAGAACTTTTGTATCTTGCTACCTGTTTGTAAGGAGTAGTTGAAATATTAATCACATTAAAAGCAGAACAGTCTAAATTACGACCTTCTGAAACGTCTACCGTAATACAATATAAATTGTCTTTTGTAGGTTCATCTTCAATTTCTTTGATTGGATGTTCAAATATCATTAACTCATCATGTTCAGCAATAGCGTCCACATAACTTATTTCTTGTAATTTTTTACCTGAGATTAAAGTATTTGATGAACCTAAAAATGTGGTATTAAATTCTTGGTCAAACTGTCTTTCGGAAGTGTTACGAATTGTTTCTTCTTTCCAAGCCTCATCACGACCTGGAACTTGTGACCAATGAATTTCAAACGGTACATAATTATTCTTTTTATTGAGTGCGTCTTGCCAAATCTTGTAGAAAAGATTCATACCGTTTGGTGTAGATACAATTAAAATCTTTGTTTTTGTACCAGCAGTAATTACAGGATAAACAGAAGTAAAGAATTCGTAAGCAATATTTGAAGGCACGAAAGCAAATTCGTCTAAGAACACAATGTTAAAAGAACCTGAACGAGCCGCTGATGAAGATGTTGAGTCAGCAATAATAACCGATTTGTTTTCTAATTCAATACGACCTTTGTTCCATTCTACGACACCTTGTTGTAACCACATAGGTAAATTTTCATATGCTAACTGAAGTTTTTGTAAAATCTTACGAGCAGTATCACCACGATTGGCAAGAATAGCAATCGTCTGTGCGTCTTGGAATAATATAGTCCAAAGTAAATATGCAACTGCTGTGGTTGTTTTACCAACCTGACGGGGACATTTTGTAATGACAAAACGATTATCATGAAACGTCTTAATCATGTCCTTTTGAAAATCATACATATCAAAAGGTACCACACCATCATCTAGTGTAATAATTTTTATATATTTGGTAAAATAGATAGGGTCTTTAGAACATTTAATGTATTCTTCAAGTTCTTCTTGTGAGTAATTGAGTGAAACGCCAACTCGTTTTAGGAGTGGGTTGTCACGGTAGCTTTGTTTATTATTTGTTGCCATTGTCTTTTAGAAATTTAGCCAGTTCATTGGTACTACCAACAAAGATGGCTTTATCTATATTGGTATTGTTGACTTCTTTTTTCTTGTCCATATCACGCATCTGTTTTTGGATGTTTAAAAGTTCTTTATTAGCGTCAACCATATTTTTTAGAAGGCCGCTGTAAACTTCAAATGCTCTTGGATGTTGGCCTGCTTTTGCTATCTCTAAAATTTCATGCATTGCTTCTTGACCTTGGTCAATAATGCCTTGAAGATTTTCTCTTGATTGTTGATATGCGTCACCTAAATCTTCTTCAATATTAGGTGCGTTATAGAGTGGTGTAGTTTTAGTAACAACAGGTAAATCTTTGGTGTCCTTTGCAGGAACATCAAAGATTTTTTCCATGTTTTTATCAAAATCGTTCATTGGTTACCTATACAATTTATGCCGTAAAGGTATATATGTTAGGATTTACCCCATTGAATTTTATTCCATACCCTTTCGTGTAACCAGAATAAAATTATTTTTGTCATTATTTCAGTAAATGCAATACCAGATGCCAATAAAATTTGGCCTGTTATTAGCCAAGAAATGATAAAAGTATCAATAGTACCAGTAACTCTCCATGATATAGCCTTTGCTAAACTTCTTACATTTGTATCACTCAATTCCCATCTCCTTACGGATTTTAGTTGCAGAAATAGAATGTATTGCTTCATCAAATATTTCTTGTTCAATCTTGTATCCTACGTCACGACCATATGTGATGTTAACAATATTGGGAACAATTTGTATTTCATATTGACCTTGATACAAAGGATCCAAATCTCTTTTAATAAAAGATTTAACTTGTTCAATTGCAAAAGGATTAGAACCTTGCCAGCCTTGACAGTCACGAATTTGAATAATTACTTGGCCTGTTTTTTTAATCGCTCTCTCAAACAATGCACGATGACCTTCATGCCATGGTTGCCATCTACCTAACATTTGAACAGTCTCTTTTCTCCAATCAAATTCAGGACGCCTAATATCTTTAATGATACGTTCACCAATAAACTCAGCCCACTTCTCTGCGTTCTGTTCCGTAATTCTAAAGTCGTAACGGTCTGGAGGAATAAATGCTTTGTTAGTATCTTCAAAACGACCTTTATCTATTGTATCCATCCAAATAGTCCAATCTGCTTTGAAGTTGTTTCTCATTTCAACTAAAGGTGCCACAAAATCACAAATGACATAATCACCACCAGATTCTAATGCAAATTGTGCCATCCTTAATGATTGGCGAATACGACCCATATCTGAAAAATCCCAATCATTATATTTTTTTCGGACTTCATCAGCATTAAACCAAGAAACTTTTTTAAAAAGAGGCATCATTTCCAAATAGGTAACAGAACATTCTTCAAGATAATCTTTTAATGCTTTTGCTAACGTTGTTTTACCAGAACCTGGTAATCCCATAATCAATATTTTTTTCATAGTTCAGCTTTCAAGTAATCAATTAATTCAACAAGTGGTTCGTTCCAAGAATGAGGAACTGATTGTTTAAAAACTCTCAAATTATCACCATACCAAATGCTTGTATTTTCAGGACGACCTGTTGTTGGTGGACTAACCCAAGTAAAGTAAGCAGAAATAGGAATTAATGCCAACGTTTTTGTTCCAACAGCAGCAGCTGCGTGTAACACAGAAGTACATGAGGTGATTACATAATCTAAATTTTCTAGTAATGCTAGTGTGTCGTTATAAGATTGTATTTTATCAGAAACATCAATCAATTCAGGATACTTTTGTATTTCTTCAATGCCGTCACCTATTTGTAATGAATACAATTCAATGTCATCCGTTTTAAATTGATTTACATAACGCATGATATCATCAAGTGGTACTTTACGATGTAAGTCTCTTTCATTTTTAGAGTTACCTTGCCAACGAATACCAATTTTTATTTTCTTGGATTCTTTAATGAAACTCCATTTGTCTCTTGCTTCTTGGTTAGGTAACAAATATTTTTCACGAAGAACTTTTTCTGGTTTTGAATTCAGATAAATTGGTACCTGCATGAAGTAAGTCCACATAGCATCTTTAGGAACACCATCTAAATTCATAATTGTTTCGTAACCGTTTTGATTAAATAAATCACATAAATCTTTTCTTGATGTATAAAATAATGGTTTAAATCCAATTGCCTTTAGGTCATCCATAAAACGAATACTTAACATCTCATCACCGATACCACCACCTTCAGCAAAGAGAATTAAAGTTTTACCAGGAAAAGCACCACCATCCCAAAACTTATATGGTAATTCACGATGAGAGAACCAAAGTTTTAGTTTCTTTCCTTTTAACATAAATCCTCTTAGGCCTTCATTAAACTTTCCTTTTTCTAAGTCATAAGTACCTAAATTGAAATTCACAATATCTTGGTGTCTTTCACTTAACTTATCTTCATTTTCTTTTAGAAATCTTAAGATTTTTTCTGCTTCTTCTTTTTGTGCCAATAGATAATATGAAAATACCATTTCCATCAATGTATCGGGGTCATTAGGAAAAGCAATATTATTTAACTTAGAATGAAACAAAGCCTTTTCAGGTTGATTCACATTGTTATAAAGTTTACCTAAATTGGCACGAGCATTATAGGTTTGTTCTTTGGTGTTTGACATACCTAGAACACGCAATGCAAACTTTTCTGCTTTAGGAATATTTCTAACATCCAAATAAAGTTTAGCTATTAAATTAAACTGTTCAAGTGCAACAGCGTGTTGATTATTTTCTGCGGCTTGTTGTGTTACATCAGCAAACACATCAATCACATCACTTGCTAAAGAATCTTTATTTTGTTTTTCTAAAAATTCAATCACCATTGCTAAAGGATTATCTGTTTGGTATTTGTCTATCATTCTTTTATCACCACTAATTTAATTTCAGTTTCCATTGCTACATTATTCGCTTCACGGAATAATCTTTCAAATGCCCATTCTTCTTCTTTTGAAGTTTTACCTTCTGACTGCCGTTTAACAAAACTCTCAATCATTGAATGGTAAAATGTGTCGTAGATATAATTGTAATAAACAATTTCAAAGTCTACATTAAACTTATATGCCATGCCTGAACTTGAACGAATTGTTTTTAAATGTTCGTCCATATATTTTTTACTAAACAATCTCATACCTTCAACCATGATAGGTCGCTTGTGTGTTGGGTCATTTAGAAATAATTCATGTGTAGGATGTGGTACACGAATATCAATAATAGCACCATGCTTACACACACGATAAATCTCTTGCATCAAAGGAATAAATCCTTCACCAATGTGTTCCAAGATATGATGAGCAATCATTTCTTCCACCGAATTATCTTCAAATGGCAACTTATCTTTTTCAAGATTTACGAGATATTCTGGCTCACAAAGTGGGTCATCATCAACATTCACAAATCCTTCTATTCTTCTGTAACCGCTTCCTAAATTCACTTTCATTTCCAAACCTCCATATTTTGAACTCTTTGCCAGATATCAGGCGGTAGAATAGATTCCCTTTGAATATATTCCACTTTTTTTCTTGTTGTATGTAAACCGGGTAATTGAACATCTTCATCAAACTCGTCATATGATGCCTCTACATTATCAAAGTCATGTTGGTAATAAGGCTCATCAATAAAACTATAGATTGCTTTCATCATCATCTCAGGATCTTTTGCTAGCGTGTCGTAATCAATTATCATGATAGATTGTTTATGTTCACCTGTGATTGCTTGCTTGAGTGCGTTATACGCAAATCCAAGAGTTTTACCAGGATTCAATAGTGTCTCGCATCTGGTATATACATTGATGTTTTCGTCAGGCGCAAACATTGTGGTAAAAGTATATGGGTTTTTTCTTTGTAGTGTTTCAAATGAATCAAGTATCCAACCAATATCACGAACACACATTAATACTTTAGATTCAGGATATAAATCTTTAATTGTTGGTAATAATAAACCCCAGCCACGATTGGTATTGAACGCTACTTCTTTTGTTTCGTCATCATAATAATTGTCAAATAAACCAGAAATTAACTTTTTACGTTTATCCGGAGGACATTCAAAACGATAACCTCCTTGTGTTGAAGATTCGGTGATAATAGCACGAACAAACCGAGCAAGTGGTCCTGAGATGGACGCTTCAAACCTTGGATTTTGTTTCAGTATTGTTGAAAGTAACGTGGTACCAGAACGTGGTAAACCAGAGATAAGATGGTATTTTTTGTTCAATTCAAAACTCCTAATAAAATAAAATGATGTTATACTATTATTTATGCTATCTATAAATCGCTTGATGAAATTCCAATAAAACTAGCTTCGCAAATTGATGTTTGTTTCCAATTAGTTAATGAACCTACTTGAACAGGACTGGAACGATTGATTGTATCACCTAAACCTAATTGACCGCCTAAATTATAACCCCATGCCCATAGTGTTCCGTCAGTTTTAATTGCTTGAACATTAAAATCACCACCACTTACTTGCTTCCAATTTGTCAAAGAACCAACTTGAACGGGACTAGAACGATTGGTTGTATCACCTATACCTAATTGGCCACTACCATTATTGCCCCATGCCCACAGAGTGCCATCATTTTTTATTGCAAAACCGCTGTAGTCTCCAGCAGAAACTTGTTTCCAATTTGATAAACTTCCTACTTGAACGGGAGAAGAGCGAGAAACGATATCATTTAAACCTAATTGACCGTAAGTGTTATATCCCCATGCCCATAGTGTTCCATCAGTTTTAATTGCAAGTACATTTCCGATATAACCAGAACTTATTTGTTTCCAATTATTTAATGCACCAACTTGAGTGGCTCCCGTTCTGTTGGTAGTATCTCCTAAACCTAATTGGCCATTATTATTAGAGCCAGATGTAAACAAATATCCTTCAATAGTTATTCCGTGAAACCAACCACCACCTAAACTGAATGTTTTCAATAAAGGATGAGTTGAAGCGGTTGGACCCAAAGAGTAATAACCGACTCCACTATTTGTGTAAAAACCACTCAGTAGAGCAAACTCACCAGAACTATTATATCCCCAAAAATATATTTGTCCTTTGGTATCTATTGCAGCAGCATTTAAATAATTAATCTCAACCTGTTTCCAATTAGATGCAGTTCCTATTTGAACTGGTGATAATATACCTGTTGAAGGTGGAGTATTGGTTAGACTTTGACCTTGTAATAGACCGTCTTGTGCATAATATCCATTACCCCAATACCACAATGTGCCATCAGTTTTAATTGCTAACGATCCGTATCTAAATTTGGTACCATCATAACCGGTTTTATTTATAGACACTTGTTTCCAATTGGTTAATGAACCTACTTGAACAGGAAAACTAACATTTGTGGTACTTGATATACCTAATTGACCATAAGAATTATTTCCAGAAGCATATAAACTACTAGTTAAAAATAATTCTTTACGAATAAACATATCTGCCATATCTACTATGGTACTAGTAGGATTACCAGAAGAATCTAAAATGGGAAATTTGTAACCTGATGTTATGGCCATGAATTATATATACCCGTCTTGGATTGCTATAGAAGTTCTGTACCCACAAGAAATTGATTTCCAACTTGTTAGAGAACCAATCTGAACCGGTGAAGAATATCTTGTAGTATTTCCTAAACTTAATTGGCCATAATTATTATCTCCCCAAGACCACAATGTACCATCGGTTTTAATTGCTAAACCATTATAGTAACCCCCCATAATAACAGATTTCCAATTAGTCAAATTACCTATTTGCACTGGACTATTTCCACTAATTACATCGTTTTTACCTAATTGCCCATAAGTATTATCACCCCAAGCCCATAATGTACCATCAGTCTTAATCGCTAAACTAGAACTCCCGCCAACCGAAAGTGATTTCCAATTAGTTAAACTTCCTACTTGAACAGGAAGAGAATAATTTGTGCTATTAAAACCAAGGCCTAATTGTTGACTGCTATTTTGTCCCCATGCATATAAAGCTCCGGCTCCATAAATACCGACAGTATGTCCTGAACCTGTAGCAATTTGCTTCCATGGATAGCCGCTAATTTGAACGGGTGAAAGTCTATTAGTTATATCTCCTAAACCTAGTTGACCAATATTATTAAATCCCCAAGCCCATAGTGTGCCATCAGTTTTAATTGCAAAAGAACTAAATCCGACACCAACACTTACTTGTTTCCATGTTGTCAAACTACCAACTTGGACGGGAGAAGAAAAATAGGTTGTACTTCCTATACCTAGTTGACCGTAATTGTTTTGTCCCCATGTCCATAGTGTTCCATCAGTTTTAATTGCTAGCACATGGCTATCAAGACACGAAACCTGTTTCCAATTAGTTAGTGAGCCTACCTGAACTGGCGTTGAACGATTTGTTATATCACCTAAACCTAGCTGACCACTAGCATTACTACCCCATGCCCATAGTGTTCCGTCAGTTTTAATACCAAGTATATGACCTGATGCACTAATTTGTTTCCAATTGGTTAGACTTCCTATTTGAATTGGAGAGGAATAAGCAACATTAGTTGGAGTGCTTAATTCGTTATAAAAATTTCTACCAGCGCCCCATAATCCAGAACTTTTTCTAACACCTAATTGGCCTGCAATATTAGGATAAACAGTTAAAAGATAATCTTTGCTGATGTATCTATTACCCAAGTCTACAGGTAATCCTGAACTAGGGTCTATTACAGTAAATCCAGTTTTTGGTCCAGTAACAGGCATTTATTCACTCATAGAAAATTAAGGTAAATCAGGAGCTTGGATTGCCAAACAAGATTCGGAGCTAGAGGAAACGAATTTCCAATTTGATAAACTTCCTACTTGAACAGGAGAAGAACGAATAACTCCACGGTCATTTTGTCCGTTTTCACCACTATTATTATCACCCCATGCCCATAATGTTCCGTCAGTTTTGACAGCGGCCACATTCCCGGCATATGAGGAACTTATCTGTTTCCAGTTGGTTAATGATCCTACTTGAACGGGAGAAGAACGACTGTTTAGGTCTCCTAAACCTAATTGTCCGCTAGCATTATAACCCCATCCCCATAGTGTTCCATCAGTCTTTATTGCATGATAGAATCGGGAAGAATATCCGGCACTTGGAGAAATCTGTTTCCAATTCGTTAAACTTCCCACTTGAACAGGAGAAGAATATGGTGTAGTATTTCCTAAACCTAATTGTCCGCTAGCATTATACCCACATGACCATAGTGTACCATCTGTCTTGATTGCAACAAATGCATTATTAATTGATATAGCAGATTTCCAACCAGTTAAAGACCCAACCTGAATCGGAGAAGAATATGATGTAGTATTTCCTAGACCTAATCCGCCATACGCATTTTGGCCCCATGCCCATAATGTTCCGTCAGTTTTAATTGCAACCGCAGTTGTATAACCGCATGAGACGGTTTTCCAATTCGTTAAACTTCCCACTTGAACAGGAGAAGAATATGGTGTAGTATTTCCTAAACCTAATTGACCTTTATCATTAAGTCCCCATGCCCATAGTGTTCCGTCAGTTTTAATTGCTAATATAGAATACGATCCATTGCTAATTTGTTTCCAATTCGTTAAACTTCCCACTTGAACAGGAGAATTACGATTTGATGTGTCGTTTAACCCTAATTCTCCTTGAAAATTCCATCCCCATGACCATAATGTGCCATCTGTTTTTATGCCCAAATTAGAATAGTATCCCATGGATATTTGTTTCCAATTCGTTAAACTTCCCACTTGAACAGGAGAAGAATATGATGTAGTATTTCCTAAACCTAATTGACCATATGTATTTTCTCCCCATGCCCACAATCCAGAATTTAAAAATAATTCTTTACGAGCAAACATATCGGCTACATCCACTATGGTACTAGTAGGAGCACCAGAAGAATCTAGTATGGGAAATTGATAACCTGAAGGAAATTTTGCCATAGTTTATATGTATCCGTCTTGGATTGCATAAGTTAATTGATAATGTGTTTCTACTTGTTTCCAAGAAGTTAATGAACCAACTTGAACAGGAGAAGAATAATTTGTATTATTTCCTAATCCTAATTGGCCAGTTGTACCACCTCTTCCCCATGCCCATAGTGTTCCATCAGTTTTAATTGCTAACATACCAGGTCCACGACACGAAACATATTTCCAATTGGTTAACGAACCAATTTGAACAGGACTGGAACGATTAGTTGTATCACCTAAACCTAATTGACCGTAATTATTACTACCCCATGCCCATAGTGTTCCATCTGTTTTAATAGCTGCTGTTTGTGGACCCGTAGTGGTATGGCCTGCAGAAACAAATTTCCAAGAAGTTAATGAACCAACTTGAACAGGAGAAGAATAATTTGTAGTATTTCCTAATCCTAATTCACCGTTACTATTAGAACCCCATGACCATAATGTTCCATCAGTTTTAACAGCAACAGCATTGAAAGTACCTCCAACAACCTGTTTCCAATTTGTTAAACTACCTATTTGAATAGGACTAGAATAATTCGTAGTATTACCATTGCCTAATGAACCACTATTATTATTACCACAACTCCATAGAGTTCCGTCATTCTTGATGGCAAACATAGCTCTACTATGCGAAGCAACCTGTTTCCAATTGTTTAACGCTCCTATTTGAACAGGAGAATTACGATTTGATGTGTCGTTTAACCCTAATTCTCCCGCACTATTAAGTCCCCAGGCCCACAGTGTACCATTGGTTTTTATTGCATAGGTAGCATAATAACCACAGGCAAGTTTACTCCAATCTGTCAATGCGCCGAGTTGTTGGATAGGAGCTATCGTAGTAGTACCTCCAAAACCCAATTGACCATTTAAACCGTAACCACACATCCATAAAGTGCCGTCAGTTTTTATTGAACCTCCGAAATTGTAGCCACAACTAACCTGTTTCCAATTAGTTAATGCTCCTATTTGAACTGGTGATGACCAAGTAGTACCTATACCACTACCGCTTCCTAATTGACCTTGTTGGCCGTACCCCCACGTCCAAAAACCTGGACTTGTTCTATTACCTGTTTGACTAGCAATATTAGGATAGATGCTGAGTAGGTAATCTTTACTAATTAAAGTATTACCTATATCAGTTGAAGTTCCTGTGTTTGGATCGGTTACAGAAAATCCAGTTTTTGGTCCGTTAACAGGCATTTAAATACCTTCTTGTGGTTCAACCGGAATATTTGGTATCGTGAAAGGAGTTGGTGGTGTTATTGGTCGTATTGTTGTTAATACTGATTTGAGACCTTCAACTGAATCTGTAGAATCAATTAATTCCGACATAGATTTTTCCCAATTGAATTGTTCTTGCACATAAGAGTAAATACCATCAACAATAGTTTTTAAATCTTCACCTGTTAATGAAATAAACCCATTACTACTCTTATAATTAATAGGAGAATCACCAATACCAGTTAGTAATGATGAGTAATATATTCTAGCATTTCTATCAGTACCAACAGAAATACTGGAATTACCCACATATATTGTTGTTCTTAAATTTTCTCTATTATATCTTTCAGCAGATACAACTTTTTTAAGATTGATTCTAACTGATTCTATTGGTAACTCTTTAGCCGAATAACTTTCTTTGGCTTCTTTACCAACAAAACTATAATAAGGTCCTACAGGTTCTTCAAACATATCAAGATGAACTGTACCTGTGCTTTCAGTTAAAGGAAATATTTCAAATCCTTCACCTATGTTGATGTATCCTTGTTCTTCAGAAGGAATTTTAAATTCAGTAGATAAATCTCCGTTTTCAAATAACTCATCACACTCCGATTGGAATGTTCTATATTTGGACCAGAAAAATGGACCTAATAATATCGTTTTACGATTTTGAACAAAAACATACTTAATCATTTTATATCCTCTTTTTATAAAGTATTTATATTATATTATATTAAAAACCAATGTCATTGAAGGTTACCGCACCCCAAGAAGTCCTATTAAGCGCTATATATCTCCAATTAGTTAAACTTCCAACTTGTATTGGAGAAGAAACTAATCCTGATGTTCCATTACCTAATTGGCCATACTGCCCATACCCCCACGTCCATAATGTTCCATCTGCTTTAATTGCTGATGATGATGTTCTTCCTGCTGATACTTGTTTCCAGTTAGTTAAACTTCCTATTTGGATCGGACTAGAAAATCCTGTAGAATTTCCATTGCCTAATTGACCATAGGTGTTGGTACCCCATGACCATAATGTTCCGTCTGTTTTAATTGCAAGACAATGCTGACCTCCGGCCGAAACTTGTTTCCAGTTAGTTAATGAACCAACTTGAACAGGAGAAGAAACGTCCTGATTATTTGCAATACCTAAAGTTCCTGCTTGATTGTACCCACAACCCCATAATGTTCCGTCAGTTTTAGTAGCTACCCAAAATGGTTGAAATGGAGTTCCTCCCGATACTTGTTTCCAATTGGTTAATGCACCAATTTGAACCGGGCTAGACCGTGATGTTCTATCATTTTGCCCCAAATTTCCATAAGTATTATAACCACACGCCCATAGTGTTCCGTCATTTCTAATAGCGGTCATAGCGTATTTTGCTGCCGCAACTTGTTTCCAACCAGTTAATGAACCTATTTGCACCCAAGAATTTTGTGCCGTAGTGCTTCCGATACCTAGTTGACCATTACCATTAACACCGGCAGACCATAATGTTCCGTCTGTTTTAATTGCATAACTGCTGTTGTCTAAAGAAATCTGTTTCCAATTAGTTAATGCTCCTATTTGAACGGGAGAAGAATACGAAGCACCCGAAGCATTACCCAATTCTCCGCTGACATTAAATCCCCAACCCCATAATGATCCATCTGTTTTAATTCCTAACATAGTTGCATAACCACAAGCTACTTGTTTCCAATTATTTAAACTTCCAACTTGAACAGGAGATGAATAATGAACATTACCTGCAGAATCTCCAATACCCAAAGTACCACCTCTTGAATACCCGCAAGTTAATAAACTATTACCGACAAACTGTTCCACTAACCATGAATCTGACATATACTCATCAAATAAATCTGTAGTGCCAGTTATTGGATCATCTTTGAGAAAATTAGAAGGTGAATATGTTGGCATATATTAAAGTCCTATATCGTTGAAAGTGGTCATATGCATAACGCTAGTACCAAGTGCTGCTTGTTTCCAAATTGTCATTGTACCAATTTGAGTAGGTGATGAACGATTAACTTGGTCTCCTAAACCTAGTTCACCACCAGTACCATTGTCACCCCATGACCATGCGGTACCATCAGTTTTAGTGGCTGACATTCCATATTGTCCGCAACAAACTTGTTTCCAATTTGAAGAATTTCCTACTTGTGTAAACGTAGAACGACCGGTCGTATTTCCTAAACCTAATTGACCTGAACTATTATATCCAGAAGTCCATAGTGTACCATCAGTTTTTATAACAGCAGAAAAGTATGTTGCAAAACCACAACCTACAGGTAATTGTTTCCAATCATTTAGAGAACCAACTTGAACAGGAGAAGAACGATTGGTTGTATCTCCTAAACCTAATTGACCTTCTGTATTTCTACCCCATGCCCATAGTGTGTTATCTGTTTTTATGGCAAGTGTGTGATAATGAAATGTTTGAACTTGTTTCCAATTCGTTAAAGAACCTACTTGAACTGGAGAAGAATATTCGTTCGTGTTTCCTAAACCTAATTCACCATAAGAATTATTTCCTGTGCTTCCGCTGTTGTCCCATGTCCATAAAGTACCGTCAGTTTTTATAGCTGCTTGGTGAAGCCTGCTAGACGAAATTGATTTCCAATTGGTTAAAGAACCAATTTGAGTAGGAGAAGAAGTTTGAAAATAATACAGAGCTCCTTGGTTAGTTAAGGCAAAAGTAGTACCTGAACACGCAATCTGTCTCCAGTTAGTTGATGTTCCTACTTGAACGGGAGAAAGAGAAGCACCAATATATCCATCTTGCCCCCATGACCATAATGTTCCGTCAGTTTTAATTGCTTTGGTGTGGCCATATCCTTGTGCAATTTGCTTCCAATTTGTTAAACTACCTATTTGAATCGGAGAAGAAAAACTAGTAGTATTTCCATTGCCTATTCCTCCATTTGGATTATAACCTTGTCCGAAAAGATTATTACCCACATACTGTTCCAATAACCAGGACTCTGTTACATATTCATCATCTAAATCTAATTGTCCTGTGACTGAATCATCTTTTAAAAAATTAGAAGGATTTCCTGTCGTCATTTAATCTTCTCAAGGGCTTTCACTCTCTCAGATAATTCTTTTACGGCTTCAACTAACACACCAATGATACCATTGTAGTTTAATGTTTTGTTGCCATTTTCATTATTAATTAATTGTGGTAACCATTTCTCAACATCTTGTGCTAAAATACCAGCAGAAGGAACTTCACCATCAATGAAATCAAATGTAACACCTTTTAAATTTTCTACAATTTGTAAACCATTTGGTATTAATTGTATATTTGTTTTTTGGTTTTCATCTGACAGAGAATTAAATATTGTTGAACTTAATGTTCCGGTAGAAGGGTTAAAGTATAGTTTTGTGCTAGACGTATTACCGGTAGATGCCGTTCCTGAAGTTGAAATACTCAATATAGGATAACGAGAAGCATTTGTTGTTGTGTCATCAGTAATAACAACACCACCGCCACCTGCCGTATTTGCTTTATTGTAAGCAGAAGCTGCATAGGTGTTAATAGCAGACATATTAGCATTAGCGGCTAATCCGTATGTTAAAATGTATGAAATATTAGCGTTAGCAGTATTTAAAGGACCAATGAATGATGTAGTTTGTGTTGTTCCATCAACAAACGTAATACCATTTCCTGTACCTGTAATGTAATGATTACCTGTGTATATGTTTCCTGTTACACCAACACCACCAGAAACAATCAATGCACCAGTAGTATTTGATATTGAAGATGTTGTATTTGTTATTCTAACAATATTTGAATATGATAACGTGCTACCACCAATTGTATTGCCAGTTATTGAAACTTGTGTACCGTCAGTAAAACCACCTGTAACAAACAGAGAACCTGCAATATAGACATTAGATGTTACGTTTGCTGTGCCTGTAATAGTTGTTGTGGTGTTACTTGCCGCATATACAATTGGTGATGTTGTTGTAATGGTGCCCGCTTGATTTACATAAATGAACGAGTTTGCTTGATAACCTGTTGAACTTGCTTTACTATTTGCTGAATTGTATGCTGACTGTGTAAAACTATTAACGTTATTAGAATAATTATATGCTGATGTTGAATAGGTATTTAAACTAGAAGTATTAGCATTTGATGCTAAACTATAAGCAAACAATAAAGCAATATTGGCATTAGCCGCATCTAAAGCACCTTTAAGTAGAACGGTATTAGATGAAGCACTAACAGCAGAAGTTGTTTGTATTGAACCATCCGGGAATATAAATGCACTTGTTGCATATACGTTAGCGGTAATAAAGGTACTATTTGTGTTGTAAAATTGTATATTAGAAGAAACTGAAATAAAACCAGTTGTATTAGAAACTAAAACTGTATTTGCTAAGTAACCTGAATTATTTGAAAAAGTTCCTGCATATGTATTTGCTCTGTTGTATGCAGATTGTGCTAAACCGTTTGCTCCGTTAGCTGTCGTATATGCAGATTGTGAATAGGTGCTTACAGAATTAGAATTTGAATAAGCAGATATTGCTAGTAAATTAACCGCATTTGCAGTTGAATAACTTGACGTTGCATATGCACTAATACCGTTAGCAGTTGAATATGCTGATTGTGAATAGGTGCTTACAGCATTAGCAAAATTATATGAAGATTGTGCTAAAACGTTGGCTGAGTTTGCTCTATCAAAAGCCGCTTGTGCTAAGTTGCCAGAACCAACTTGTGTGTTAGCTTGAGCAAAAGCTGCTTGCGCAAAAGTATTAACGTTATTAGCATAATTATATGCTGATGTTGAATAAGTGCTTACCGCATTTGAACTATTGTAAGCAGATATAGAATAAGTGCTGACCGCATTTGAACTATTGTAAGAAGATATGGAATAAATGCTTACAGAATTAGAATTTGCATAAGCAGAAGAAGCTAATATGTTAGCCGCATTAGCTCTATCAAACGCTGCTTGTGCTAGTGCATTAGCACCAGTTGCATTATTTGCCTGTGAATAAGCAGATGAAACAAATGTATTTAAAGAATTGGCATAAGCATACGCTGAAGTTGAATATGTGTTTATTCCTGATACGTTGGCATTTTGCGCTTGAGAAATAGCCAACAAATAAATGATATTGGCGTTAGCACTAGAATATGCCGATGAAGCTAATATGTTGGCAGCGTTTGCTTGGTTAAAAGCTGCTTGTGCTAATGCAGTAGTACCAGAATTGGTATTTGCCTGAGCATAAGCGGCTTGAACATAAGGACTTACATTACTAGTTGTGTATAAACCATCAAAACTTGACCATGCACGACCGGT